GTGTACTTGCACAGTGTCACGTGAATGTTGTACAAATGATTGATACAGTTGTGCATACAAATTATCAAAGTGAGCTTAAATACTTGTTAGAGGACAAGGATAGACTGGACTATATATCCGGACTATGTGATAGTATTAAGGACACTGGTAATACGCTTATTCTAGTGGATCGTATTGCAGCAGGCAATGCACTAGCGGAGCGTATTCCAGACAGTGTATTTGTATCAGGAAGTACAAAAGGTGCAGACAGAAAAACAGAATATGACGAGGTATCAACTGCTACAGGCAAGGTCATCATCGCCACTTATGGAGTTGCAGCGGTGGGTATCAATATTCCTCGTATCTTTAATCTTGTGCTTGTTGAGCCCGGTAAAAGTTTTGTTCGCGTTATTCAAAGCATTGGCCGCGGTATTCGTAAGGCTAAAGACAAAGACTTTGTTCAAATCTGGGACATAACGAGCACAGCAAAATATGCTAAAAGACATCTAACAAAAAGAAAAGCCTTTTATAAAGAGGCAAATTATCCATTTACAGTAGAGAAAGCGGATTGGAATTAACATGAGTGAAGATAATGAAAAGCCCAAACTAGGGCAAACTATGTATAACAGTGGAGTTGCTTATTTTTTCGAGTCATTTAACAACAAAAGCACTGCGCCTTTTGTAACCTGGATAATAGAACAAAATATGTTGCCAGCAAGTCAACGTCCTAAAGAACTTACACTTATTATTAACAGCCCGGGCGGCAGTGTGCATGCAGCATTTGCACTTATTGATACTATGAAAGGCAGTAAGATTCCAATTAAAACTGTTGGACTAGGGCTTATTGCAAGTTGTGGTATCCTAACGTTTATGGCAGGCACAAAAGGTCGCCGTGTAATTACACCTAACACAAGTATCTTGTCACACCAATACAGTTGGGGATCACGCGGCAAAGAACATGAACTGTTTGCTACAATGCGCGAGTTTGAACTTAGCAGTGAACGCATGCTAGAACACTATAAGAAATGCACAGGCTTAACTGAAAAGAAGATTCGTGAAGTACTACTTCCTGCAGAGGATGTTTGGCTAAGTGCAGAGGAAGCAAAGAAATACGGCATTGCCGATAAAATTGTAGAGGTATACTAATGCGAATACTAACATTAGAAAATACAGCATATGAAATGAACGACATACCAGATGAAGTAGATGATCTTCGTTTTGCAATACTGGATAATAGTAATCCTGCAGATCCAGATTACTTTTTCATTCCACTAATCTTCTTAGAAAGTTTTAATAGTCCTGCGGTTGTATTAGATGTTGGTGGCAAGATGATTCGCATGCCAGTGGATTGGAAAATACTTATTGGCGACAGAGATGTTGGTGATCTAGAAATGCTTAACTTCAGCAGTTTAAACGATCGTGGATTTGATGCATTTGTGTTTAATCCACTTGGTGATTTTAGGCACGACTACTTACCAGTAAACATCATAGACATTTATAGCGATGTTAAATGGTTCTTTCCTAAACTTAAACAGGGACAAATCCTGGCTATTCCAATTGAAATAGGTGTCGAAAATCCTCGTTGTGTATACTGTGCTAAAGAGATTAACAAACAAAACGAGATTGTTAGCATTGACAGAGCGTGGTAATATTCCTTGGCGGCCTGGTTTGATTACTCCAGGAAGGATAACACGCACGGATTATAGATCGTTTGAGTTTAGTCATTTGTTAGACTTTCACACTGCAGTAAAGCACGGAACCCTAGCCCAAAATTTAACAGATCGCGTGAGACGTTATTTAGAGCATCGCACTGATACAGATCATAGAATAGAAAGCGTGGACGATACAATAGTGCTAGAGTTTGAAACACTTGACGATGCCCGCATGTTTGTGTTATCATTTAGTGATGTAATAGATACACACGGAGTTAGATTTGACTGACAAGTTGCCCCTAAACACAGTGCTTGCTGCAATAGATCGCAAAGACTATGCGTTCTATGATGGGCTTACACCTGAGCATCAAAAACAACTAGCACCTTTCCTGCTGAACCGTTATGTAAGTTTGGTAAAAGGTAGCAGTGAATTACAAGCATACTACTTAATGGCTGGCAATCAGCGTGTGAACTGTACATACTTTGAACTTGCAAAACATCCGAAACTTGTGTGGCAACTACTATGCACAGTAAGTCCTGGCATGGGAACACAGTTTCATCAGTGGGTTGGGCATAAGAAAAAAGACAAGAATAACAGTAGCAAGCGCCGCAAAGAAATAGAACGTCTACATCCAACAGCAAAAAGTGATGAACTAGATATTCTTTCAACAATGTACACAGACAAGGATATTAAAGCAATAGCAAAGTTATACGGCGATGCATAAACAAATTTATGTTAACGGTGATAGTTTTAGTGAAGGTGATGTTTATCTTGATAGCCCTACACTGTGCTGGCCCTATCAAATTATTGGTAATGGATTTAATTTAATTAATGATAGCCTAGGTGGCGGCAGTAATTACAGAATTGTTAGAACTAGTGTTAAAAGTATTAGTGAAAGACACACAGATATACACTGTGCAATATTTGCCTGGACCGATTGGACTAGATATGAGATTCCTGGAGATGAAAGTTACCAACGGCAGTTTCACAGCACTACTAACGAAGAAACACTTATAGAAAATTTTATAGATCAAATAAACACTATTGAAAAATTTTGTAGAGCAATTAATGTTACTTACTGGCATATGAATAGTTTCTGTAATCCCTATGAAACTATATTTGATGATCAGTTGACGCAGGAACGAATAAATGGTAAATTGAATAGTTTAGATGCCAGACACTGGATCTTTCCTCCAAACACCAGTATTATTGAATGGGCTACCAAAGAAAAATTAAGTTTTACTGAATGCGGACATCTCACTGCAGATAGTAATAAAATACTGGGACAACTTATAAAACAAAAAATATATAAATGAGTGACTTTACAAGCGTTATAAAAGATGCTATAATTAACTATAGTATGGAAACCAAAGACTACATATGCCAGTACTGCGGCAAAGCGTATCGCAAGGAAAGCACACTTGCTGCGCATCTATGCGAGCCAAAGCGCAGAGCACAACAAGAGAATGAAGCAGGTGTAAAACTGGGCATGACTGCTTATTTGCGTTTCTATGAACTTACGCAGGGCAGTGCAAAGTTTAAGACGTACAAAGACTTTAGTGACAGTGCATACTATAATGCGTTTGTAAAGTTTGGTAGACACATGGTGAATATTCGTGCTATTAACACTGCAAAGTTTATTGACTGGGTAATTAAAAGCAATAAGAAACTGGACTACTGGTGCAAGGATGCAGTGTATCAGGAATATTTGATGGAGCATTTGCGCAAAGAAGCAACACAGGATGCGCTGGAGCGTAGTATAAAGACCATGGAAGCCTGGGCAGAAGAAAAAGAATCAGTATTCAACCATTACTTTAATTTTGTTAACGGTAATGTTCTTGTGCAGCATATAACCACAGGACGCATCAGTGCTTGGATTATTTTTAACTGTGCAAGTGGACAACAAGCACTGGACAAACTAAGCACAGAGCAGATTGAAATGATCTTTCCATACATTGATCCAGACTATTGGAAGCGCAAGTTTGTAGATTACTTTGCAGACACAGAATGGGTTAAACACATATTAAAGGAAGCAGGACTATAATGTTTGATATGCCAGATGTAGATATTGACTTTGGCGATCGCACACAGTTATTAAAACATGTGCAGGGCACTGGTGCACGTCTAGAAAACGGCAATAAACACAACACGGGTGTTTACTTTACAGATATACCAGTTGCTCATGATGGACTTGCTACACTAGAACACAAAGTTGCAGAAGAACTTGGATACTTCAAACTAGATCTACTTAATGTAAATATATATGAACATGTACGCAATGAATTACATCTAGTAGAACTTATGCGTGATCCCAATTGGCTTATGTTGCTAGAGCAATCATTCTTTGAAAGTGTAATACACATTAGCAATCATTGGGATCTAATGTGTAAGATGCCAGAGCCAATTAACAGTATACCTCGTATGGCAATGTTCCTAGCAGTTATACGTCCTGGCAAGAGACATCTAGTAGGTAAGACCTGGGCTGAAGTAGCACAGAGCGTATGGCAACGTCCAGGAGGTGATGAATACTTTTTTAAAAAAAGTCACAGTGTAGCCTACGCACAACTAGTAGCAGTACACATGAACATATTAGAGGAAAGCAATGACTAACGACACAAAACGTATGCAAGATATACAAAATGAACTAGTAGCACACATTCAAACACAGTTGACTACAGACGAAGATTTCATGTATGTGGCTACTATGCTTCTAAAGCACAGTCTAGTATTGTATAAAACATTTTTAGAAGATGATCAGATCAAACAAATGCTTACACATGTAGCAGAAACAGTTTCAGATGATTTGGATATTAAAGATTACACTAAGTCAAATAATAGCGGCGGCACTACACGCCACTAGAGCATAGTATGTTAACACATGTAAGCACTGGTCTAGTACATTAGTCCACCACCATGCTTCACTTTGTGGCTTGCAATTGATTAGCCTATTTAAATGATGCTTGCCCCAGTCAATATGCCAGTGTATTACATAGTCAAGCAAGCCTAGTACTACTGCAATTTCTGGTGCAAACCAAAGTGCAATGAACATTGTTGCTAATCCATGATGAAAATAATGTGTATGGCCAGCACCTAACCATTGTTGCTTGTTGCTTGGGCCTATATACTGTTGTACGCCTAGATCAACTATAAAGTGTTTAATCATAAGAACTAAAAAGAATTCCATTATTTTACTTTCTTTACTAGTTGAATATTGCGTCTTTTACTACGCTTTTTTGCTAGTTCAGCAATGCTTACACTAGGACCCTTGACAACTTCTGTGTCGCGGATGTTAAATGTAATTAATATACTGGCAAACTGTGCAAAGTCTTTTTTAAGAAATAAGTTAATAGGAATCATTCTGTTACTTTCCCACCACCATACATTGCCTAGTTCTAAAAAACTTGCTTTGAGCTCGTCAGGTATCTTGCTGTAATCATACATACTTAACACAGTATCATCTTGATTCTGCACTATACCTACATACTCTGCACCACCATAAGTTACTAGACTCAAAAACGGATATTTTTCAAATATTTCTTCTGCTAAAGGTGGCATTAACTACTTTCGATAAATACAGTATGACTGTTACTACTGGATATTTATATGCACAAAAACACACCGCAGTTATTACTGATACTGGAGTAAGCAACCTCATGAGTATGTTTTATACACCAAATGTTAAAGTATATAGAGGTATCGACAACTATATACGAATTGAATTTAAAAACCGTGATCAAAAGCGAGTAAATATGTCGGGCAAGACTGCAAGTATTGTTGTTCTAGATAAAGAAAACAACGTTGCTTATTTTGAACGTGCGCTTACAGTGATTGACGAAGCCAAAGGTATTATGGAAGCAAGCGTCACACAAGGTGACTTACTTAACCTAGATGCAAAGTTTTACAACTATGCACTTAAAGTAACAGACGGCGAAGATCGCACTGCGCCAGCATATGCAGACGACAACTATGGTGCAAATGGTGTCCTAGAAGTAACAGATGGTGTGTATCCTACATTCCTAGCAAGCACAACAGAAAATTTTGCTAGTGGCGACCTTGGTAGCACCATTAGTATTAAACCATATGTAAATCGCAACACAGCACAACACACTGCACAAGTTTATTTTAGCAGTGCGTTCACAGGCACCCTGGAGATACAGGGCTCAATTAATCCAAGTAATAGTATTCAAAATGCTGATTTTACAACCATAGCAACAGAAACATACACTGCACAGAGTGATAACGCTTATGTAAACTTTACAGGCGTATACAGTGCAGTACGTTTTAAGCGTACAACTACCTCAGGAACATTGAGTCAAGTATTATATAGACCTTGAAGTTAGTTGGATTTGGCTGTAGTTTTACCTATGGTAGTGAACTAGTAGATCCTGATATAGATCCCGCAGATCACTGGGCAAACGTTCGCTATAGAGAAAGTAATGTTTGGTTAGGTCGCCTAGCAGACAAACTAGACGCATTATTTGACAATCGCTCGGAACCGGGCAATAGTAATTATGCAATACAATACCAGTTTGCTGACTGGTTTAATAATTATAGAAATCCTGACGAACGTGTAGTAGTGTGTATTGCTTGGAGCGAACTGCAGAGATTCAGCTGGTTATCGGAGCGTTGGTTTCACAATAATTTTGTAAGGAATCCTCATCTAAAGAATGAATTGTGGAAGTATAGCAACAAGGAATGGACTGTTAATAAAGTTGATCACAAATACTGGACTGATGCAGCAAAATTATTTGTGAACAGTGTGTGTAATCTACACAACATACCTGTACTACAGTTTAATGCCCTAGGTGCGCACACTCCTGCAAAATACAACAACTATTTCCTAGACGGACTGACAATGGAGTCGATGCTTAAAAATGCACAGCATAACGATGATAGATTGGATTTGTTTGCAAATGGCGGGCATCCTAACGAAGCAGGGCATGAATATTTTACAATTAGGTTGCATGATTTTGCAAAAGAACGTATAATATAATTGTTATGAATAGTATACAACAAGCAGTAGTTGATGCCTTGCCAGGCAAGCAAAAGCGTACCACTAACGGTTGGATTTCGTTTAATGCTGTGTGCTGTCATCACAATGGCGAAAGCATGGACAAGCGTAGCAGAGGCGGTGTTATTGCTAGTGGAGATGCTATAAGTTATCACTGCTTTAACTGCAACTTTAAAACAGGCTGGCAACCAGGAAGACATATTAGTTTCAAAATGCGTAAACTACTAACGTGGTTGAACGTGGATGAAAATACTCGCAGCATGCTTAATATTGAAGCACTGCGCATCAAAGACACAGTGGTAATAGAACAAGAACTCGACGAAGAGTTTAAAATAGAGTTTAAGCCTAGACCTCTGCCAGACAATATTGTTACACTTGATCTTGCGCCACAAGCAGTACAAGACTATGTAGCACAGCGAGGATTAGACAGCACAAGACTGTTATATAGTAACACAAAGCCTGCAGGCATGTGGAAACGTTTTATTATTCCTTGCACATATGAAAACAAACTAATTGGTTACACTGCAAGAGCAACAGATGCAAACAGTAAGCCAAAGTATCACAACAGTTATGATACTGGATATGTATATGGTATGGATGATCAGTTGCCCGATGCGAAGTTTGTTGTTGTAACAGAAGGTATACTGGATGCAATGTGTATTGGTGGTGTAGGAATACTAAGCAACAATGCCAGTGAGACACAAGCAGAGATTATTGACACACTTGCTCGTGAAGTTATACTAGTACCAGATAGAGATGCAGCGGGACAAAAGTTAATTGATGACGCACTGGAGTATGGATGGAGTGTTAGTTTTCCTGAATGGGAATCAGATGTAAAAGATATTAATGATGCAGTTGTACGTTATGGTAAACTGTTTACCCTTAAAAGTATTGTTGATGCAAAGCAAACAATGAGTTTAAAAATTAATTTAATGAGAAAAAAATGGTAGGCATAGGATTTTGCGGCTGTAGTTTAACTGAAGGTGTTCCTTTTATTGAAGTTAACGAATCTTATGCAAATATAGTTAACAATCATTTCGAACCTGATCTTTTTTTAAACTATGCCACTGGCGGATCCGGCAACAAAACTATTTTTTTGCAGGCAATGCAAATGGTGTTAACAGATGTGAATCACATATTTGTACAATGGAGTTTTCCCGGCAGGCAAAAGTGGTATTATGGCTTTAATAAATGGGTCACAACAATTGATTCTGAATACAATAATCCATTGAAAAATATATTATCAGACCACAAATTTAAAAATTTTGTAGATGCTTTTAAAATAATTGATAATACCTATAATCAATACACTGAGTTAAATATGCAAATAGAAATTTTGAATAATATTTGCAAAAAGTTGAATAAAAATATATACTATATAAATGGAGGTATGCATTTAGATCCTGTGCTGTTAAATGAAACAGAAATATATGATGCTTATAGCCAATTATTACCTGAGTCCCGGGATATACTCGATTTAGATAATTTGCCCGACACCGATATAAGAAAATCAATAAAGGAATTAAGAGAAATGTTGACAATAATTGATAAAACGCAATGGGTTAATGTCGAAAGAATAGCAAGGGTTGATCGAGGCTATGATGGATCGCATCCCGGCCCAAAAAGTAATATCATAAATGCAAACAATGTAATTAAATTTTTAGAAGATAAAATTCAATGAGCAAAGAATATACAGCAGACTTACAAAAGTTATTTTTAGAAATGATGTTGCATGATGCGCAGAACTTTGTGCGTGTGCAAAACATCTACAATGTGGATAACTTTGATCGTAGTTTACATGACACCGCAGTATTTGTTAAAGAACACAGCGATGAACATGGTGCACTGCCCACTGCACAACAAGTACAAGCAGTAACAGGTGTTGAACTAAAGCCTGTGCCTGATATTACAGAAAGTCACAATGACTGGTTCCTAGCAGAGTTTGAAGGATTCACCAAGCGGCAGGAACTAGAACGTGCTATTCTCAAGAGTGCAGACCTGCTTGAGAAAGGCGAATACGAACCAGTTGAAAAGATCATCAAGGATGCTGTACAAATTAGTCTTACAAAAGACATGGGTACAGATTACTTTGAAGATCCCAGAGCAAGACTTATGGCTCTCAAAGACAATAACGGACAGATCAGCACAGGCTGGCCCGCTATGGATCGTAAACTGTTTGGTGGCATGAACAAAGGCGAACTCAATATTTTTGCAGGTGGATCAGGATCAGGCAAGAGTTTGTTTATGCAGAACCTAGCAGTTAACTGGGTAACACAGGGACTAAATGGTGTGTACTTGACACTGGAACTTAGCGAAGGTTTAAGTGCTATGCGTATTGATAGCATGCTTACAAATGTAAGCACCAAAGAAGTATTCAAAGACTTGGATACTGTTGAGATGAAAGTTAAGATGACAGGCAAGAAAGCAGGTAACTTGCAAATCAAATACATGCCTGCCCAGAGTAACGTTAATGATATTCGTGCATACTTGAAAGAACTACAGATCAAGAACAACTGGACTGTGGACTTCTTGCTTATTGACTATTTGGATTTGCTTATGCCAGTGAGTGCTAAAGTAAGCCCAAGTGATCTGTTTGTTAAAGACAAGTATGTTAGTGAGGAACTACGCAACTTGGCCAAGGAACTAGACTGTGTGTTTGTAACAGCATCGCAGTTGAACAGAGGTGCAGTTGACGAAATAGAGTTTGATCATTCGCACATCAGTGGCGGACTTAGTAAGATCAACACAGCAGACAACGTGTTTGGTATCTTTACAAGTCGTGCAATGCGCGAGCGTGGACGCTATCAGATACAGTTAATGAAAACTAGAAGTAGTAGCGGCGTTGGTCAAAAGATTGATTTAGAGTTTGATATTGAAAGTTTACGCATCCGAGACTTGGGTGAGGATGAGGAGTATCAACAGTTTAAGAAACAGAGTAGCAGTATCTATGATCAACTTAAAAACAAAGACAGTGGTGGTGTAGTTGATGCAGGTGATGATCCCGCGGGAAAAATTACTGCAAGTGTACAAAGCAGTAAACTAAAGAACATGCTTGCTGGACTTAAAACTAGTGACTAAGGTATTGATCTAGTCTATAACCCTTTGCATCCCAACAATCAATATAACGACTGCCATTGCTCATGCGTATCTTACCACTGCCCGCAACTACATCTGTGTCTCGGTATCCAAAAGGCTTTTTAATAGTAACATCCACATACTCGCCATTGGCAACACCCAGTGTTACAAACGTAACATAGCGTCCACCTTCACCTCTGAACACACGACCATTAGCAACTAGTCCTGCAAAGTTTACTCTATCGCCCCAAGTCTCTTGTACAAACATATTAGGCATAAACTCTGGTTGTGTCCAATATCCATGACGTTTGTATTGTTGCTGAGGACTTTCTGTAATACCGTTTGGATATCCTAGTTCACGCAGATCCCAGCCAGCGTTCTTTGCTTCTGTTTTATGCACCCAGCGTTTGTAACTGCCCTGACAATGTTTAAGTGCAGCACGCCAAAACTCTTTAGGGTTGTGTGCTTTTTGATAGGCAAGTGCCCATATAAGTCTGCCTAGATTTACAGCATGCGCTCTGCACAATCCAAAACTGCCTAGCCCATATAATTCTTGTATGATCTGTTCTTTGTTTTCACTCTCGCCCATGCGCTCCATGAACTGCATAACTTTTTGTTCATCACGTTTTGCAAACGCACGACGATACATGTCTGCTTCATACATATCGCAGTTAATAAGTTTTGCTATTTTACGAATAGCATCATCTTCATATACAATAGTATCCTCTAGTCTTTGTTCTGTCCAGTCTTGAAAAAAACTTGCTTTTTGTCTGCCTGTAGTAGCAACAGGTCTAATAAGTGCAGTAGCAAATACACAGTCTGATTTACTCTGTGGTTGTATTGCTTGGAACAGTCTGCGCATTGCTGGCGACTCTGCTTGTGTTACACCGATAACTTCTCCTCTGCAAAGCATCTGACTTGTTTCAAAGTCCTGTTCTGGATATGCTTCCAATGGTGTTTCGCTGTCTATTTCCAGTAGTTGACTGAGTCCTCTGTTAGCAAGGATATCTATTTTTAAATGCTCTAGGTCCTCTACTTCATTCTTATCCAGTAGTATTTGATTGTCTGCGTTGATTAAACTTTTCGGTATCTTGTGATTGAATACAAGTATACCTCCGCAGTGTTTTGATATTGCCTTCTTTTTGCCTATTAGTTTTCGTTCGATTCTCATTGCTTCTTCCTTGTCTATGTCTAAATCTTCGTACTTGAAATTGCGAGGAAGTTTACCAGATGCGCCAAGACGGCGTGCCGCTTCTCTGCGAGCACCGCGCTCTTTATAGGTAACATAGTTGCTGATCCTGGCACTTTTGCCGGGCCATTTATCAAATATCCGTTGCATTACAGCGTTCTGTTGCCAATGTGGAAAGTCTATATCCACATCTGGTAAATCATCTCTCAAAG